TTTGATGCTAAACACCAGCTTATAAACAAGTTTACTTTAAATGGTGTTGACTATGGTTTTATACCTGAGTTAGACGATATGAGCTTTGGGTCGTATATGGACTTAGATACATTCATAGGTGACAATGATAATTTACACAGAGCTGCGAATGTTTTGTTTAGACCTATAAAATTAAAAAGAGGGAATAGATATATCATACAAGACTATGATCCAGACACAAGTGATGACGCTAAAGATTTTCCATTAGATGTAGTGTTAGGAGCTATTGTTTTTTTTTACACTTTAGGGAAAGACTTATCAGTAGTTATAATGAACTCTTTGGACAAGAAGAACGAGAAGGATTTAGCACAGTATCTAATTTCACATCCAAATACGGATGGTTCAACAGTCTCTATGCAATCGCTAACGGAGATATTACAAAATTTGAACATATCACAAAACTAAATATTCATGAGTGTTTAACATTCTTAGAGTACACAAAAGAGAAAAACGAAATTGAAGCAGCACAGATAAAAAATAAATTTAACTAAAATGAGTAATACAGGCATAAGGGGATTTTACCAACTAACAGAAACAATTAAGACACAACTGCTTAGTGATGTAAACGTAAACACAGTAACAACAGGAGATATCTTTGACATAGACTTATCTAAACAAAGCATTTTTCCCTTAAGCCATATTGTAATAAACTCTGTTACAACTCAAGAGCAAGTATTAGTTTTTAACATTACTGTAATGGCAATGGATATAGTAGACGAGAGCAAACAGAAAACAGAAGATATATTCAGAGGTAATAACAATGAGCAAGATGTGCTTAACACACAGTTAGCAGTCTTAAACAAGTTAGTAATGGTATTGCGTAAAGGGGATTTATATAGTGATAAGTTCCAGCTTCAAGGGGATGCTACTTTAGAGCCTTTCTATGAGAGGTTTGATAATCGTTTAGCTGGGTTTGCTGCAACTATGGATGTAATAATTCACAATGACATTAGTATATGTTAGCAGATGAATACTTAAGGGATGAGCTTAATAAGTTTGCTAAGTATGTAATACAGCAAAGCAGAAGTAATTTAACTAAAAGTAAAAAGAACTCATCTAAAGAGCTTTATAATTCTTTAGGTTATGAGATAAGTAAAAGTTCTAGCACTACTTCTTTAGGCTTTGATATGGCTGACTATGGTAAGTTTCAAGATAAAGGTGTAAGCGGTACGGAAAAGAAATATAACACCCCTTATTCATATACAACTAAGATGCCTCCAATAAAGGCTTTTGATAAATGGGTAGTAAGAAAAGGAATAGCACCAAGAGGTAAAGGAGGGAAATTTGCATCAAGAGAAGGAATTAAGTTTGCTATTGCTAGATCTATTTATAAAAAAGGTATAAGACCAAGTATGTTTTTTACAAAGCCATTTGAAGCAGCCTTTAAGCGTTTGCCAGATGAATTAGTAGAAGCATACTCAATAGGATTAGAGAAACAGATACAAGTAAACATAAATAAGAAATGAGCAATATAAACGTAAGAAGTCCGCACTATATAACTACAGGGACTGTAACAGGCTTAAATAGTACAGCAATAGAAATATATATCTATACTGGTGCAAGAATAACAGATAGACCAACAACTCCTACATACAACCTTGAAGGGTTTGCAGTTAATAACGAAGTTACATTTGAGATAAGCGAACTTGTAAAAGACTATGTTTCTCAAGCATTTGATGGAACTTATGCTACTGGTATTCTTTGGGTAGACTACAGAACAACTCAGACTATAAACGGAGTGGCTCAAACAATAAGCGGTTATACTTACCGAAAAGCATTTAATGGCTATGGTTATTTTGAAGATGGTGCTAACCCACAAAACGATAGTGCTGTTTATATAAGTAATGACATTATTTTAAAGCTAGATGATTCTCCAGTAGTTTTTGCTGTTGACAATTCTATAACTGCTTCAGTAGCATATTTATTAAACGGAGAAATTGTTAGGACTATTAATTTAACTCAAAGCGCTTTAAGTACTGAGCAAATTAGGTATGTCACAAATGGAGTTAATGGAGCTGATTCTTTTGAGGATAGAGTTTTACAGTCTGGTGGTACTTTTGAAGATAACATTTGTATTGTAGAATTTGAGGATGAGTTTATTTTAATGGACTGTGATTCTATACACGTTAGTTACTCACAGGGTGGATTTACTAGAGTTAAGATTTTAAAAGTACAAAACGTTGAGGAATGTAAATATGAACCTTATAAAGTAACGTTTGTAAATAAGTTTGGTGCTTTACAAGATATCTGGTTTTTCAAAAAAACTAATAAAACACTAACAACAAAAAAAGAATCCTTTAAAAGAAACATAGTTAGTGGGGCTAGTTATTCAATAAACAAGCACCAAGATGCAATACTAACTAAGCAAGGAAGCGAGAAGCTTACATTAAACACAGGATATTATCCAGAAGATTATAACGAGGTATTTAAACAACTCGAACTAAGTGAGGAGTGTTGGATAGAAATAGACTTTAAGACATTACCTATAAGCATTACTTCAACAAGTTTAGCATATAAAACTCAATTAAACGACAAGATAATAAACTACACTATAGAGGTCGAGTTTGCCAACAACACAATAAACGATATTAGATAGATGCAGATAATAGAGTTATACATACGTAGTCAGTTCTTAGCTCAAGGGACTGCAAGTGCTACAACTACAAATAAATTAGTAGATGCCTCAGCAGCTTTCACAACTTTAATAGCAGTTGGGGATGTGGTAGAAAACACAACAGACAACACTACTGCAAAGATAACAGCTATTGACTCAGCTACACAAGTAACGCTTGATAATAACATAATGGCAAGTGGAGAGATATATCGTATATATTCCGACTATGTTAAGATGGATTTATTTAAAGATGAAAGCGTAAGCATTTCTGATAGCATACAAGATGTTAGAGATATATCTAAGATATTCACAACATTCTCACAACAGTTTAACTTGCCAGCTTCTAAAAATAATAACAAGTTTTTTAAGCAATATCAAGATACTGATGTTCTAAATAGTTTTGATGCAAGGTTTAAAGTAGATGCAATAATAAAACTAAACGGAGTTGATTTTAGAAAAGGTAAGATTAGATTAAACACAGTTGACCTAAAAAACAATAAGGCTTATTCTTATAAGGTTGTCTTCTTTGGGGATATAGTAGAGCTTAAGGATTTAATGAAAGATGATGATTTAAGTTCTTTGCCTTTTCCAGATAGTTTAAATTTTACTTATGACAATGCAACTGTTTTAGCTAAGTTTCAAAGTCCATTAGATTTAGATGTAGCGTTTCCTCTTGTAACACATACCAAATACTTTAATATAGGCTCAAGCGGAGAGTATAGATTTAGAAACACCGATAAGCTAAAATTTACAGACTTAAAACCAGCTCTAAGAACTAGAAAGATAATAGATGCGATAGAGTCAAAGTACAATATAACATTTAGCAATGACTTTTTTAACTCCTTTGATTTTAGAAAAATGTATATGTTACTTCATAGAGCCTCTGGTTTTGTGAGTAATGCTTTAACTACTGGAGGTTTATTAACTGTTACAAATAGCCTTAATAATTTAACAGTTACGACTGCTAATAATATAGATGTTAGACCCTTATCTGCTGGAAACCTATATACATTTGTTTACAATATAACACTAACAGCAGCAACTCCTGTAACTGTAAGAATAACATCTCCTAACGGACAAGTGTATGCAGAGCAAACTTTTAGCACTATTGCAACTCATACAGTACAATTTGAAATTACATCTAATGTACCTAGTAATGTATTTTTTACTGTTGAGTCGGAAAACACATTAACAATAAGCAATCAGACACTAGCGATTGCAAGACTGCAAGGTCTTATTACTGCTACATATTCTTTTCCAAACAACACAATATTAAATAATTTTGTTGTTACTCGTCAAGTTCCTAAAATGAAGGTTATAGACTTTATGACATCTTTGTTTAAAATGTTTAATCTAACAGCATATAAAGAAAATGGTATTATAGTAGTTAGGTCATTACAAGATTATTATAATGCTGGAACTACTTACGACATCACAGAGTTTGTAGAGGTAGATAAATCAAGTATAGGTAAGCTGATGCAATTTAAAGAAGTAGACTTTAAGTTTAAAAGTAAAGAATATTTTTTAGCAAAAGCATCTGATGAAATTCAAGATGATGACTTCGGAAATTTAACTTCTGGTAATGAAGAATTTGACGGAAAGGCTTACAATATAGAAGTAGACTTTGAAAAAATGATGTACGAGCGGTTAAATGATACTAATGATGCCTTAACAAATGTAACACAAGCCTCTTTGTTAGATAGTAACTTAGAACCAACTATAGGAGCGCCTCTTTTATTGTATTGTAGAAATACGAATCCACAAGGTGCTATTGTTTGGGGAGGTACTGGAAACCCAGTTATAACAAATTATAAACGACCATCTAACTCTAATGTAGGTTTTTCTAGTTCTGGTAATACTTTAAATTTTGGTGGTGAGATGGATGAAAATAGTTTAGCCTTTAATCCAAACTCTTTATTTCAAAACAATTATATAAACTATATAACTAGCATATTTGATAAACAAGCGAGAAAGACTAAAATAACTGCTTACCTACCTTTAAGGATACTATTAAAATACAACTTAAATGATACGTTTATAATAGCAAATAAAAGCTATAGAATAAACACTATAAAAACAAATCTACTTACAAACAAAACTGATTTAGAGCTGTTTAATGTATTTACAAATTCAAATGAAATACAGAACGGAATTAACGGAAGCTTACAAAGAATGGCTGACTTTGCTGTAACCGCTAAAGGTAGTACAACAATAGACACAAGCTGGACTGCTGTGAATGGGGCTGTAAGATACTGGCTTTTTGTAGATGACCAATTAGCACAAAAACAATCGACTACAACTTATCAGTTTACAAATTTAATATCAGGCACTACATATAAAATAAGCGGTCAAGTTGAATACGCCAATAATATATTTAGCCAACTTCAAGATATAATAGTAACAACTACGTAATGATAAAATTAATATTAGAGAGTTTAAAATACGCAAACGGAGAGACTGAATCAATCCGTATAGCACAAGGGAAGCACAAGCTACCTAGCACACTAAAAGAAGGATATAAAGCACTTAAAAAAGAGATACGATGGCTAAAATAGAGAAAACAATAGAATTAAATGTAGAAAGCGGAGGTGCTCAAGCTGACTTTGGAAAGTTAGCAGATGCAATACAAGAGCTTAATAAGTCATTCTCTAAATTCTCACAAACTACAGATAAAGGTCTTGATGATATTAGTAAAACATCAAAGAAAACAGAAAAAGGCGTAGGAGGTATAAGTAAAGGTTTTAAAGGTTTAGGTCTTGCTATGAAAGCGGCTGGAATTGGTTTAATTATATCTGCTCTTACTAGCTTAAAGGAAGTGTTTAGCCAAAACCAAAAAGTTGTAGATGTATTCTCAACAGCGTTTGAAACGTTTTCTATTGTAGCAAATCAACTTGTTAATGCTGTAATTAATATTTATGAAGCAGTTGCAAAAAGCTCTGAAAATTTTAACGGATTAAGTAAGGTTTTAGGCAGTTTAATTACACTTGGAATAACTCCGCTTAAATTAGGTTTTTATGCTGTTCAATTAGCTCTAAAAACAGCTCAGTTAGCTTGGGAAGAATCTTTCTTTGGAGATAAAGACCCAGAAACAATAAAGCGATTAAATGCAGAAATAAAAGAAACATCTGGAAATATTGAGGAGGTTGCTGTTGATGCTTTAGAAGCTGGAAAAGATATAGCTACAAACATAGGAGACGCTGTTAGCGAAGTTGCTAATATTGGCAAAGTAGCAGGAGAAGAACTTGGAAAGATAAGCATAAAAAATGCTTCAGAACAAGCTAAATTAAATGTACAGCTTTCAAAGTCTGCTGAATTAGCCGCTGTAAGAAATCAAGGATTGATTGAAAAGTATGATAGACAAGCTGAACTACTTAGACAAACAAGAGATGATGAGTCTAAAGGTATTGAAGAAAGAATAAAAGCTAATAAAGACTTAGCTAAAGTTTTAGATGATCAGGAGAAAGCTATGAAGTCAAACGCTGCTATAGCTGTTAAAAGAGCACAAGTAGAGTTAGATAAAAACAAAGGCAATATAGAGCTTCAAAAAGCTTATCAAGAAGCTTTAAATGAGCAAGCAGGAATAGAGGCACAGATAACAGGGTTTAGAAGTGAACAACAAACCAATACAAACTCTTTACTAAGGGAACAGAAAGATTTACAAAACGAATTAGCATTAATAGGCAAGTCTCAAAGAGATATAGAAAGAGAAGAATTGGCTCAAGAATTAGAATTAAAAAAAGAGTTAATAAACAGAGAAGTAACAGACGTAACAGAAAGAAACGCTTTACTGTTAGCAGCTAAAACAGAATACAATACTCAACTCCTAAACTTAAACGCAGAATTTGACGCAGAAGATTTAGCGGCTAAAAAAGAAACAGCAGCAGCTTCAGCAGATATAGCACAAAAAGAAAGTGATGCTAAACAAAAAGCATTAGATGCCTATGCTGGTGCATTAAGTACTATCTCAGGAGTTTTAGGACAAGAAACAGAGGCAGGAAAAAGTATCGCTATAGCTTCTTCTTTAGTTAACACTTACGCGTCTATTGCAGGTCAGTTAAATGCTTTTTCTGGAGTACCAGTTCCAGGCTATGCTATAGCTCAAGCTATTGCAACTGGAGTTGTAGGTTTTGCAAATGTTAAAAAAATTGCAAGCGTTAAAATACCAAATAGTAAAGGCGGTGTCGGTGGTGCTTCTGGAAGCCTTCCAAGTGCTGGAGCTGCTTCACAGCCGCCATCATTTAACATAGTAGGTGCAAGTGAAACAAATCAATTGGCAGATGCAATAGGTGGACAAGCACAAGAGCCAGTTCAGGCTTATGTAGTCTCTAATGATGTAACAACAGCTCAGAGCTTGCAGAACAATATTGTTGAGGGTGCTACAATAGGAGGATAAAATGCAAAATAAATTAAAAACATTTATATAACAATATGCGGATAGTAGAACTAATTTTAGATGAAGACCAAGAAATAGGAATTGAAGCTATTAGCGTGGTAGAGAATCCAGCAATAGAAGAAGACTTTATAGCTCTTAAATCACAAGAGTTTAAACTTGCTGAAGTAGATAAAGAAAGAAGAATACTTATGGGTGCTTTATTAATTCCTAACAAGCCTATTTATAGACGTAATGGAGATGATGAGTACTATATATATTTCTCAAAAGATACTGTCTTAAAAGCCTCTCAAATGTATTTAACACAAGGGAAGCAAAACAATGCTACATTAGAACATAAATATGAGTTAGAAGGTTTGAGCCTTGTAGAATCTTGGATTGTAGAAGACAAAGTACACGATAAGAGTGTTAAGTACGGAATGGATTTACCATTAGGTACATGGGTTGGTTCTGTTAAAGTAAACAATGATAAAGTTTGGGATTCTTTTGTGAAAACGAAAAAAGTAAAAGCCTTCAGTATAGAAGGATATTTTGCGGATCGCATGGAAAGACCTAAGGAAGAAATTAAAGACGAGCTTTCAAAAGAAGACTTACAAGTACAGCAAATAATAGACATCATTAAAGAACACGATAAACAAATCAAATAAAATGAGTAAAGAAAAAGCACTTAAAAGAATTAACGAGTATTTAGCAAAGCAAGAGCCTCAGAAAGTAGAGTTAGGCTTAGTTGATGATTTAGAAAAAAAAGAAAGCTTAATTAAAGAAGCTTCTGGAATAAGAGATCAATTTTTAACAGACTTTAATTCTGCAAAACGACAACTTAGAGCCTTAGAAAGTGTTTCAAAAGAAATAAAAATTTATTTAAAGTTGGTTGATAAAATAAAACAATCTTTTAAAGAATTAGGCATTGATGTACCTAAAAAAGTATTTACTATTGAAAGTAACTTTAATCAAGCTGTTAAAGATGCTGAAAGATATAAAAAATTTAAGCTTTAAATGAAATACAAATCTAAAGAATTTATAACACCAAGTAAGACAAGTCCTAAGGGAAGTCGTAGAGGTGGCTGTTTATGTAAAGACAATACATATAAGACTAAGTGCTGTGATGGTAGCTTAAGGGCGCAAGGTGTAGGAAACGTATAATAAATAAATATATAAAAAATGAGTGATTACAAAAGAGTTTTAAAACACTTAAATAAAGAAGAGCTATCTAATCAAAAAGTTGAGTTGGCTTTAGTTGATGATATTGAAGTGAGAAGTAAGTTTATAAAAAAAACAGTATCGGAAGCTGATAATCTCCAAACTGATTTTGTTTTTCTAAAAAAAAGACTTAAAAATATTGAAAATTTAATTGAAAGTGATGCTAAGTTATTAAATAAAGATATACAAAATGCTGAGGCTAAATTAAAAGAGCTGGGAATGGAAGCAAATTATGTTACACAATTTAATAAAACTTTAGATATAGCAAATCAAGAAGTTAAAAAAATTAAATCTTTAATCTCATAGTTTTATTCTAAAAATGCAAAATAAATTAAACTAAATTATATATTAATATGAAGTCAAACAATGTGATTGAAAAAATCAAAGACGTTCTTAATCTTAACGAGGAAGTTAAGCTAGAACAACAAGCTCTAGAGAATGGTACTGTCTTAGAGGCAGATGCATTTGAAGCAGACAACGAAGTGTTTATCGTTACTGAAGACGAGCGTGTAGCCCTACCTATCGGAGGGTATGAACTCCAAGATGGAAGAATCTTAGTAGTAGCTGAAGAAGGTATTATTTCTGAAGTTAAAGAAGCTGGAGAAGAAGAAGTTGAAGAAGAAGTTGAAGAAGTAGAAGCTGAAGAAGAAGAAATGGCTTACGCTACTAAAGAAGAACTTCAAGAGGTAAAAGATATGATTGAAGAAATCAAAGCAATGCTTGAGCCTAAAGAAGACTTAAGTGAAGACTTAGGAAACCTTTTAACAGAAGAATTATCTAAGCACGAATTAAATGAAGTACCACAAGAGGTACAAGAAGAATTGAATGAGCCAAGCGCAGAGCCTATTATGGCAAACCCTGAAGCTGATTCAACAAATAAACCAAGTTTTAAGTTTGCACAAAATCGTAAACCTTCAACTTTTGACAGAGTATTAAATAAAATAATTAACAACTAAAATTAAATAAAATGCCAAATCCAACAATTACCAATTCTTCATATGCTGGAGAATTTGCTGGGAAGTACTTAGGTGCTGCCCTATTATCTGCTTCAACTTTAGATGCTGGAGCTGTAACTATTTTGCCAAACATCAAGTATAAGGCTGCTATGAAAGTAGGAACTTTCTCAAACTTAGTACGTTCTGCTGATTGTGATTTCGATGCTACAACATCTGGACTTACTTTAACAGAGAAAGTGTTGACTCCCAGTGAGTTACAAGTAAATTTGCAAATTTGCCGCAAGGAGCTGCATTCGGATTGGGAAGCGGCTCAAATGGGCTTTAGTGCTTTTGATGAATTGCCTCCATTATTCTCTGACTATGTAATTTCAAGAGTTGCTGCTGAGGTTGCTAACGCAACTGAAACTTCAATCTGGAGTGGTGCTGCTGGAGAAGGTTCTTTTGATGGCTTTGCTACTTTAATGGCTGCTGATTCAACTGTTGTAGATGTTGCTAAAGCTACTGTAAGTGCTGCAAACGTAATTGCACAATTGGGTAGGATAGTAGATGCTGCAAGTGCTTCTGTATTAGGGAAAGAAGATTTAACTCTTTACATCTCTAACAACATTGCAAGAGCTTACATTCGTGCTTTAGGAGGATTTGGAACTTCTGGACTAGGTGGTAATGGTGTAGATTCTAAAGGAACAACTTGGTACAATGGTGGTGAGTTATCTTTTGAAGGTATCAACATCTTTGTAGCACAAGGATTAGCAGACAACAACGCTGTATTGGCTCAGAAGTCTAACTTATTCTTTGGAACAGGTCTATTAGATGACAGAAACGAAGTCAAAGTAATTGATATGGCTGACCTTGATGGTTCTCAAAATGTGCGTGTTGTGATGCGTTATACTGCTGGGGT